GGCCTCTACGAGTGGTACGAGGACGTCCCGGACGACATCCAAGGGCAAGGCCAAGGCGAGGGCGTCTCAGTCCTGAGTCTGCTCGAACAGTGGCCGCTCGTGGTCGCCGACTTCCAGAGTGAGTACGGGATCCGGTTGGCCGCAACGGATCTGGGCTGGCGCGAGTTCTACGCCCTGCTCACCGGCCTGCTCATCAAGGCTGACACCCGCCTGTGGCGTCACTTCACCACCGAAACCGACGAGGGGAGCCAGCCGTGAGCGGAGAGACAACCGTAGGCTCCATCGTCGGGTTCCTTCGCCTGAACATCACCGACTTCGAGGCGGGCATCGCCAAGGCTCAGGCGATGGCGGACCACCTCGACCGCAAGGACGTCGACGTCCGGGTCAAGGTCGATACTGCTGGGGCTGAGACGAAGCTCGCCGCAGTCGCCGCAGCGACGGATAGGGCCGACAACTCCGGCAGGCGTCTTGACGCCACGCATAAGAACATGGGCCGGTCTGCCCGTTTCCTTGTCGGTGTGCTGCTTACTGTCGGCCCCGCACTGATCCCGCTTGCCGCGGCCACGATTGGCCTAGCTGCAGGGTTCGGCACGATGGGCGCAGCGGGCGTTCTCGCCATTGTCGGCATCAGGCAGGAGATGAAGGCCGGCACAACCATGGGTCAGGCCTACACGACCCAGATCACCACACTCAAGGGCAACCTGACGACGTTGAGCCGCACGGCAGCCGCCGGCGTGCTACAACCGTTCCAGCAGTCCGTCGCAGACTTGCAGAAGCGGATGCCTGTCCTGAACGGCATCATCGGGGACTTCTCTGCCATGACAGGGCGGACCGCTGGTCTGCTGACGACAGGACTGGTATCCGCGTTCGTCGCCCTTGAGCCACTGTCGCGTGACGCCGGCATGTACATCTACACCTTGTCGCAACGGTTCGCCGAGCTCATGTCAGGCCCTGGCGTGGTCTCGTTCGGTGACTACGTGCGTTCGGTATTCCCGCACGTGATGCAGCAGGTCGAGTCCATTGTGGGCGCGGTGATCCGTCTGGTGGCGGCTTTCGCGCCGTTCGGCACTGGTGTCCTGACCTTGCTTGGTGCGTTCGCTGACGCGATCAGCGCCGTCCCGGTCGACGTGCTCTCAGTGATTGCCACAGGTGGTTTGGCGATCTTCCTCGGCTTCAAGACCTTCGCCCTGCTCTCTATGCCGATCCACGAGGTCGGTGTGGCGCTGCGATTTATGGGCGTGTCCGCTGAGACTGCTGCCGTGGGTATGCGTTCCCTGACTATCGCCGCTGCTGCCATTGGCGTGCTGATCGCGCTCGCCACGATTGCCTACACCGCGCACTCGGAGTCTGTGCGTAAGGACCAGCAGGCCGTCAACGACCTCACGGACGCGCTGATCCGAGGCCACGGGGTCATCGAGGCTGACACGGTCGCTGAGCGGGCGAACGCGCTCGCCAAGGATGGCACTCTGGCCGCGGCGAAAATGCTGGGGTTCAACCTTGGTGACGTCACTGCGGCATCTTTGGGTAACGCTGAGGCGACGGCGCGAGTCACCGCACACACGAAAGACCTCAACGCAGAATGGGCCACCACGCTCGCTGCCGCTGGCAGGAGTCCGGGGGCGCTCAAGGCGGTCACTGATGGGCTCGATGGTCAGTACAAGGCTGTTGACAAGGTCACTGGTGCCACCAAGAACGGCGTCAGCACCCTCAATCTCGCCACGCAGGCTTACAACGCGTACAACGCCGCCACGAAGGTTGCTGCTGCCGGCGGTGACGCTCAGGCGATCGCGGTGCAGGCGCTTGCTGCGAAGATCGGCACGACAGCCGCAGCGTTGGCCCTCGCTACGGACGGGCAGAAGAAGACCGCTGACGCCGCCGCCGCGGCCGCAGCGAAGATGTACCTCGAGAACGATGCCGCGGGCATCCTCAAGGGCGGCCTGGATCTGCTCAACGGCGAGGCGCTGTCAGCTGCCGACGCGCAGAACGCGTTCGACTCCTCGCTGGTGAACATGGGCGACCACGTCACCAAGACGGGTGCCAAGGTCACCTTCACGACCACATCGATCAAGAACATGTCCTCGGCGTCGGTGGAGTTGCGTGGCCAGCTCAACGGGCAGGTGGCGAACCTGCAGCGGGTGGCTGAGGCCAACGGCGGTCTGGCGAACAGTACCGGCAAGGCTCGAGACCAGATGGTCACCATGCGTAAGAAGATCATCGACAACGCGGTAGCGCACGGCATAGACCGTGCCGCGGTGACCGCCTACATCGACTCGATTCTCAAAATCCCGAAGACAGTCCCTCCGACGAAGCTGGATGTGGCCACGGCTGCGGCTAACGCAAAGATCGCCGCGATCAAGAAGCTCCTGGCCACGATCCCGTCGTCGAGGACGATCAGCATGTACGTGGCCGGGGGCGCGTCGGTCGCGGCGGCGTTGAACAACCTCAACAGCATCAACAAACTGGCAGGGATGAAGCACGCCACCGGTGGGCGCATCTCTGGTCCTGGCACAGGCACGTCTGACTCAATCCCGGCATTGCTCTCTGATGGCGAGTACGTCGTCAACGCGGCACAGACCGCCAAGAACCGGCCACTGCTTGATGCGATCAACAATGGCGCCCAAGGGTTCGCTTCGGGTGGCTCTGTTGGCCATAAGCGGGTCTGGACTGTCAACGGCAAGGAGTATGCCAGTGCGATCGCCGCGCACAACGCACAGGTGGCTGCCGCTGCCGCTCGCGCTCATGCTGCTGCTGTCACCGCTGCCAAACATGCCGCTGCACAGAAAGCCGCGATCTTGGCGTTGGCTACGACGCAACGCCAGTACCAGTACACCTACCTGCCGAACTTCATCAAGGCCCTGAGCGGCACAACCGAAGCCCTGGCTGGTGCTGGCAGGACCCTGGTTGCGGAAGCCGCGAAGACCACGTCAGTTCACCAGATGTCGGCGTCGATGCTGGGTGCTCTTGGCCGGGAGAACGCGTCGTTGGGCAGTTTGGCCACGTCGCGTGATGCGATCACTACACAGTTGGCAGATGCCAACTCTGCACTGACTGCGGCGCAGAAGGAGTTCACCGACCAGCAGACCAGCGTCACGTCCTCGCTGAGTTCCGTTGACTTGACTAAGGCGAACAGCCCTGCCAAGTTGATCGCTCAGCTGACGGGTCAGATCAAGTCTGCTGCGGACTTTGGCTCCCAGATCGGCACGCTCAAGGGTGAGGGCTTGAATGGGTCCATACTCAAGCAGCTCGCGGATGTAGGACCTGGAGGTAAGGGTTCGCTGTTGGCGCAGATGATGGGCGCGACGCCGGACCAGATTGCCCAGATCAACACGCTGATGGTTCAGCTGCAGGCCACGGCCAGCACGACAGGCACGGGTATTGCGACGTCGCTGTACGGTGCCGGGGTGCAGTCGGCGCAGGGCTTGGTGGATGGGTTGACGTCGAAGCAGGGGACCATTGAGGCGGCTATGAAGCGCCTCGCGGATGCGATGGTGGCGCAGATCAAGAAGTCCCTCAAGATCAAGTCACCGTCCACGGTGATGCGTGGTCTCGGTCAGTTCACGGGGCAGGGTTTCGCGTTGGGGCTGACGGATTCACAGGCTGGCACGGTGCGGGCGGCGTCGGCTCTGGCCTTGTCTGCGGTCCCGAAAATAGCCATAGCGAAAGCCCCTACACTTCACGGCTCGTTGGACTCTGCGACGCCGGCTCAGCGTTCGGCTGCTGTGGGCGGCGCCGCGTTCCACGTCGAGAAGATGACGGTCGTCGGTTATGACCCTGACGAGGCAGTGCGGAAGTTCGGCCACGAAGTCAAATGGGCGATGGTGGGGACCTGATGGACCTGACCGGATCGGCGATCACGTGGCGCGACATCACCCTGTACGGGCGCGCAGGGTTGGGACCGTTCACCTTCGCCACCCTTGAAGGCTGGGAAGACCTCCCTAACCCTCGCCAACCGGACGCGACACCTCGCCCGCAGTCTCACGGATTGTTCGACTCCCAAGTGTTCTCCGATGAGCGGCATGTCCTCACGTCCGGGCGGTGCTTCTCTCTCGCGGCGCGTGACGCGCTCCTGGTCGAACTGCAGGCCAGCTTCAACTTCAGCGCCCCTGACGAGTTGCCGTTGACGATCACTCACGCCGGCCGGACCCTCACCGCCGGCGCGCGCCTGTTGCGGTTCAAGCCGACCCCGCTCACATGGGGTATCGGATACTTCGGGTGGGCCGCCGAATGGGTGTGCTCCGACCCCCTGCGTTACGGCGCCCCAGTGCCTGTGTCGACGGGCTTCCCGGTCCTGGCTGGCGGCCTCGAGTTCGACCTGTACACCGACGGCACGACGGACACGGGGTTCCTTGAGTTCGGCGCCTCGTCTGCTACCGGGCGCATTGTCGTAGCCAATCCTGGCAATGAGGACGTGTGGCCACAGTTCGAGATCGCAGGCCCGATCCCCGTGCAGGGCCTCGAGGTTGTCCGGGTCGGCACCGGTGAACGGCTGCGGTTTGAGGGTGGGGTGTCCACGGGTTCGGTGCTGGTGCTGGGCGCGGCGACCGGCCTTGTGGTCATTGATGGTTACGCGGACAGGTCTGGGCTGCTGACGATCCGCGACTGGTCGTCGGTCCCGCCGCAGGGGTCGGCCGAGTTTGAGTTCGTCCCGCTCGGGACGTTCTCCGCAGCACAACTTACGGCGACCGTGTCGCCAGGATTCTGGTGATCTGATGGGCCTGTTCAGAGGTATTGGGTCACGGAAGGACGCGACCAGAGGCACGTCGCCGATAGAGGTCCGCAAGGTTCTTGCCGGGCTGTTCGCCTCCGTCGGTGGCATCGGTGCGCGCAGCGGGATCATCTACAACGGGACGCCGTTCGTGATGGCCGGCGATGCGACGTGGGCTTACAGCGTGCCGATCTTCCATGCGTTCGTGTCCCGGTCCGCCTCTGATGGTGGCACTGTGTACGGCAACGACGGTGCCGTGCTCATTGGTGCGACCGGGGTGGGGTCCACGATTCCCATCGCTCCCGGTGCGGGTTTGCAGCGCATCGACGTCGCATGGACCCGTCACCCGACCGCCGGGGAGAACGGCGACTCGGCGACCACTGTGGCTCTTGCCTCTGAGCCGCTGTTCGGTGTCGCGTCGGGTGCGGCGGTGTCGTCCGGTCCGGTGGCCCCGTCGATCCCTGCGGGTGCGTTTGAGATCGGCCGCAACCTGATGACCAGCGCGGCCACGTCGACACTGTCGGCGGGTAACACGATCACCCAGTCCGCCCTCTACACCGCCGTGCGGGGTGCCCCTGTTCCTGTGCGGAACGCCACTGAGCGCAACGCGTTGCCTCTCTTCGACGGACAGCGTGTGTACCGCCTCGACCTGCACTGCGTCGAGCGGTACGACGGGACCATCTGGCACTCCGGCGCTGTCCCGCTCGTCTTCACCGATGCTGGGATTGCCACCAGCGGGACGATCAACGTCTTCACCACTGCGCTGCGGACCGTCACGGACCCGTTCGGCGCGGGTGTCCCGTACCGGTGCAAGGTGACGTACCACCTTGGCATCGTCACCGCCGCGGCTGGGGTCAATGCCCGAGCGTGGGTCAACGTCAATGGTGCCGGGATCACGTGGGGGTTGGTCTCACCGCTCTCGTCTGCGACACCCAGCACTGTCGCTGACATGCCCGCCGGTGGGACCGTGACCTTCCAGAGCCTGATCACGAACCTGACCGCGACCATGGCCACCGTCTTAGACGCGGGTAGTCACTTCATGACCACCGAGGTCTCCCCCTTGTGACCCGCACCATCCTCGTTGGTGAGGTCCGCACCGGGCGCCGCATCGCCACCATCCCCGTCTCCGGCGCGTCATGGTCCGTCGCGCACAGAGGCACCGGCAGCATCGACGTCGACATCCCACTCAACGCCGCCGAGTTCAAACGCCTGCAACGCGGGCTGGATGGGCGTTGGCGGCCCTCCGGCGGGCTACGCCCCGAGTTCCTGACCGCGATCGAACCCGCCCGCACGTTCATGGCCGTCCTCGAAGGTGACAATGTGTTGGAGGCGGGCCCGATCTGGGCGCACGACTACGACTACGGTTCCGGCAGCCTCAAGGTCAAAGCTGCGGGCATCCGGTCCATCTTCGACCACCGCATTGTGATGGGCGTCATCGCAGACCCGACCCTCGCAGCCCAATGGACGGTCACCTACCCCGCACTGTCGCTGGGCACCATCGCCAAGCGCCTCATCTCGCTGCTCATGTCGCACACTGGCGGGGAACTACCCATCGTCCTACCATCCGACGAAACAGCGGCCGCTGACGAAGCCCACACGCGCACCTACTCCGGTTTTGAGCTGGCCACAGTGCAGGCCCGCCTCGACCAGCTGATGGGTGTCATCAACGGCCCCGACATCAGGTTCGACCCGCGCCTGACCGCAGACCGCATGGGCATCGAGTGGGAGATGCGCACCGGCACTGAAGCCCAACCCTTGCTGTTCCAGGCCGACGCGGATCACGTGTTCGACGCGCGTGTCCCCCGCGGCGGCGTCAGCGGCCTGTCGGTGCACAGGGATGCAGGCGGGCTCGCGTCGAGCTCGTGGGCGACCGGTTCGGGCATGGACGAGGCGCTGCTCATGGCAAGGTCTGATGACACGACCCTGACCGACGGCGGGTTCCCGCTGCTCGAGATCACAGAGTCACGGTCCACGGTCGATGTGCAGTCCACGCTGGACAGTTGGGCTTCGAACAACCTGAGCGCAGCTGCGGCCCCGTGGATGACATGGAGCGCCACGGTGCGGGCGGACATGTCCCCGCTGCTCGGGGCGTACCGCACCGGCGACTTTGCGAAGGTCTGGGTTCCTGCCAGCCATCCCTACCTGAGTTTGCTTCTGCCGCAAGGGTTTCATCGCGCCCGCATCATGGGCTTCTCGGGTGACATGGGACCCAACGTCAATCTGACCCTTGCGCCGGTCATGGAATCGAGGGGCTGACTGTGGTAGATCCGTGGAGTGGCCCACCCCCGACGCCGGGGCAGTTTCCGTACCATGCCGCTCCCGGCGATGGCATCCGGGCGCTCCTCGACAAGATCAAGGGGATTGAGACCAATCTCCGCGAGGTCACGTCGAACCTGCTGAGCACGGCGGGGATCCGGTTGACGCAACTGGGCATGTTCATTGACTCGTCACTGACCGTGGGCGGGTCGCTGGATGTGACTGGCCCGATGGTGGTCGGTGGCACATTGTCTCTGCCTGCGGGCATCATCAACAACGCCGCGTTGGCGTCCCCTGTCGTGCCGCAGGCCCTCTGGCAGGACGCTTCCAACTTCGGCATGACGACGACGCCCACCATCAAAGTGACGATGACAGTCACAGTTCCTGCGGGCTTCACACAGGCGCTCGCATTCGCAGCCGGGCGGGTCTATGCAATCAATAACACTGCCTCGGCGGACAATCTGTACAGCATCGTTAAGGTCGGAGCCGTTGGCAGTCCGGGATTCCCTACGGCCGTGAGTGCCAATAACGGCTACGCAACCAGCGTGAACGCTTTCTCAACGCTGGTGACTGGGTTGACGGGCGGGGGTTCTGTTGTGATCTCGCTGTACGCCTTATCGAGCACGGGCACGTGGGCTGCGAATGCGTTGAATGCGGCGGACCTTAGCGTCTCACTGATTTGGCTCAGGTGAACTGACGACGTTGGGGGGATTGGCAGGGATGTTCTCAGCGGGGATGTTCGGCGGCGGCAATGGGTATCCGTTGCTGCCAGTAACGATGGGCCTCGGCTGTGTTGGCTCTGTTGGCGATGGTGCTGCGGGCTGCACGACTTTGGGCACGATGACCTCCGGCTTCGGGGCAACCACGACGGGTGCCTGAGTCGATTCTACCGGCACAGGAGCCACGGTAGTCGGAACCACAACGGGCGCAACGGTGCTCGTTGGCGAAGGTGTGTCAGTGGCGGTCGGTGTGGACACCTCCGCGGCGGGCTGCACAAACTCCACCGACTGACGCGCTGGCGTGGGCTGCCAAGTGGACGCCACAGCGACACCACCGACCGCGACCAGACCAGCCATGACGGACCCCGCGACTGCGAGCCGAGCGTTCATTGCATCTCCCCTGAAACTGTCCGCGCTGTTTGCGCGTACCCGCAGCGTAGCGCGTCCTGCCGACACCCGCGGGTCATTGGATAGATCCGCCGAGGATCTTCTGCACTGCGACCGCTTGCGCCTCGTCACGCGAACTGACCTGCCACGTCTCGCCCTGGACTGGGACGCCGCTCATGAATGCCGCGACCGCGTCGTTCATGGCCTGCATCTGCTCCGCGCTGTCGAACGTGGTCACTGAGACGGTCCCCTCACTGTGGGTGCAGTACCCGTCCTCACGGGCACCGATGACGCCATCATTCGGTGTCCACCCTGTGCATTCAAACCCACCCGCGTCCAGCGCGGTCGCTATCGCCCTCGCTGACGTGTAGTCCACACCGGCGGCCTCGCCATTGCCCCCGCAGCTCGCGAGCGCCAAGACGGCAACCATGATGACGGCACCTACGACATACACCTTGTCAATAGGTCAACCCGACCAACTTTCCCCCGACCCCGCCGCCGCACGCCGCGACGACGAGGACCGAACCAACCCACCGAGAGGTTGACAATGCCGAACCCTGCAGAGCCACGACCCGCCGAGGAGGTACCAGTCACCCTCATGCGCATCGAAGGCATGGTTGGCGGCGTCGCCAAAGACATCGCCAACGTCATGGAAAAGGTGACCGAGCTCCGAACCGAGGTCGTCATCCACCGAGGGCAGATCGGCGACCTGAAGTCAGACATGCAGCAGGTCAAGTCCGACCAGGCCACAGCCGCCAAAGACTTGAAAGCTGCGGACAAAGCGCGCGAGGACACTGCCACAGCGTTGGAGAAACAGACCGCCGAGCAGGTGCTCAAGGCCAAGGACGCCGTGGACTCAGCGACGCGTCAGTCGGAGTCGGCCGCAGCGAAGTCCGCGTCCATATGGTCGCCCTTCGCGCGGACGATCACCGTAATCGTGGCGCTCACAGGCGCCGGCGTGCTGCTCCTCATGTTTATGCGGGGCTGACGCTGCGGTTAAGTGACCGGCTCGTCCGTGTCTGCGGCCAAGGTTTCAGCGACGCTGTCAAGGGTTGCCTCGATCCTGTCAAGTTGATCGAGGATCGGCCGGTTCTGGTGCTCAACAAGTCGCTGCTGCTCTAGGTCCGGGTCCGGGGCATCATCAGTGGGCTGTGTCATCTTGACCTCTCCTTTACCAACCCTTTACTAAAAGTGTGCTACGGCGTGGTGCGCCTGTCTACACATGACACGCACCCGCTACCTGCGAAGTTCACTCACAAAGAGTGCCCGCCGAGGCCCTGTGATACATCCCCGAGAGGACTGATCCAATGACGAACCTCTACCTCCCTGGCGCCAAGGTCATCCCCGGCCGCGACGGCGGCACCATGCTCGGCGGCCCCGCCAAGGTCGTCTGGCACACCACAGAGAACGACCCTGCCAAGACCAGCGCCACCAACGTCGCCAATTACCTCGTCGGCTCCGGGAACACCGTCCACCTCGTCTGGAACCCCATCACGGGGGAGATCGTCCAGATGATCCCCGCCAACCACGCAGGCCGCGGGCTCGAGAACCGCGCAGGCGGGGTTGAGACCAACCGTGCCGGCAGGGTCGTCATCCAGATCGAGGTCGTCGGACGAGCATCCCAACCGTTCACCAACGGCCCCATGGTGGGCCTACCCAAGATCCTGGCCTGGTTGGCATCCCTCGGCATCCCCGCCGTCTGGTCAGGCACCCCGAACCGCTCGACCGCCAACTGGGCCAAGTCTGGTCACTTCGGCCACGTCGACGTTCCCGAGAACTCTCACACCGACCCCGGCAACGTCGACAAAACCAAGCTCACCGCCGCCCCTCGTCCCACCCCAACCCCGGAGGTTGACATGCCCCTCACCCCAGCAGAGAAGCAAGAGATTGCAGACCTGACCGTTCACACCCTGCTCGTCACCAACCTCGGCGCGTCCGGTCCCAACGTGGCCGTCGCGTTGCAGCACGCCTCCGCACTGACCAACGTCGATGTCGCGGCCATCGCCAAGGCCGTCGTCGCGGCCCTGCCCGCAGGCGGGTCTGGTGCTACTGCCGCGCAGATCGCCAAGGCCGTCAACGACGACGCTGCCAAGCGCCGCATTGCCTGGGTCTGACATGGGTAACTTCAAAGCGTGGGCCAAGGACGTGGCCCTACGCGCCGTCAAGACAGCCGCACAGGCAGCCGGTGCGGTCATCACGGCCAACACTGCAGGGCTGACCCATGTGCCTTTTGGCACCGTGGCGGATGTGGCCGGTCTGGCGGCGCTGATCTGCGTGCTGCAGAACCTGTCCAACCTCAAAGTCCCCGACCCGGCAGCGCCAGCCCCGCTCGCGCCGGTAGCAGTGACCGAGACACCCGCGCAGATGGCCGCAAACGCGGCAGCACGGGCCTTCGCACTGGACCCATCCACGCCGGACCCTACACAGCCGCCCCCCAAGCCGGGAGGCGTGCGATGACTGCGATCGCGTGGCCGTGGCCGGGATCCACGATCACCCGCGTCAAGGATGGGGACAGTTTCGTTGCCACGGTGACGCGCGACCTCGGGTTTCACGGGACCGCGACGTTCAGCCAGAACATGCGCTTGGATCGGATCAACTGCCCCCCGAAAGGCACTGATGTTGGTGACCGTGCGACCACGTTCGTCGTCTCCAAGGTGACCGGCGTGATCGTGGGCATCGAGACGACCGGCGCGTACAAATGGCGCGATGAGTGGATGGCTGAGGTCACCCTGCCTGACGGAACCAACCTGTCCGACGCCCTAGTCACCGCGGGCCTTGCGCTCTACTGGAACGGTCAGGGCGTTAGGCCGGGCGGCTGACCATGCCTGCCCCGGCGTCCACACCCCCGCACCACAAGCCGGCAGGAGAACACTGGTGCTACTGGTGCGCCTACGGCCTCCCTCACCCGCCACCCGTCCGCGTTCGCATCCCACCACAGCCAAGGCCCTGACCGTGGACCCGATCGTGTCCCGATCCCTGCTCGCGCTCGCCCTCGGGGTCGCCCTGATCCTGCTGGGCATCGCACTCGCACCCGCCTGACCCTCGCCGTACCGTCGCCCCGTCTCCTTCGTGGAGGCGGGGCGATTCGTCATGCCCGGACGGTCAGTGCCCACTCCTCGCGGTAGTCCGGGTGGTCGGCGTCAATCGCCGCGAGTGCACTGATGACTTCGGGGTTGTCGTTGTTGGCGCTCATCCAATCCCGACTCTGAGAAGTCCCCCATTCGTTCTCGATCCGGCAGTGGTCCGCCCATGCTGCTTCGATCACCAGCCGCTTCGCCTTGCACTCAGCCAGGACGCGGGTCGGGTCGAACCTCGCTAGGAACGGTCCGAGCGCGAGACGCGTCACAGCATCGGAGGACAGCGCGCCAACGAAGCTGTCGTAGTCATCCACGAGCCCCGAGGTGGCTACCTCATCCTCAGCGATCCGTGCCAGCAGAAACTCGGTCAGGGTAACCTGTGCCATATCGACTCCTAAGGTCGGTCACGCCCCCGGACGGTTTACCCCGTCGCGGGGGTCTTGCGCTCACTGTACTCCCCCACCCCGTCATCTGGCGGACGTGTACATATACACACTTCGGCCGCCATGTACACGTGCAGACGACTAGAGACGACTAGGCTAAACACCCTCTGACCTGCGGTTATACCTGTTTGCGCAGGTCAGAGCCTACCCCGTAAACGGGTTCAAAACCC